TTGAAACTTTTTAAATTCATCTTGAAAGAATGACCTCTGTCGCAGATAATGTCTAACTTATAATCTGATGAAGTGTAGGAGTTAGAATTTAGAGTATAGCCAGCACTCTTAACAATTTCGGTAACTTGTTCGAAAGTGTACCTATTAGAATCCGCTCTTTTAACTTTTGCACACTCATTACACCCATCCTGCCGTTTCCCATTAAACGCATAAAACTTTATCTTACAGTAGTGCCCCTTGGGGCATATCAGATTTAGAAAACTGTGTGAATTCCTGTATTCAGTAGGTAAAAGAGTATACCCTCTTGCACTTACCACTTTCTTAACCTGATCAAGAGAGTACTTTGCCTTCCGAGCACAATATTTACATCTATGCCCATTCTTGAAATCGTTAAATCTCATACTAAACTCATGACCCTTCTCACACAGAATATCTATTTTTGTAAGTGCGTTTTTATAAGTCGTACTAATAAGCAGAAAACCTTCCTTCTCTATAAATGACTTAACGTCATCGTAAGTATGTGCTTTCGCCATTATCCAACCTCCTAATTTTTTAACTACGACTATTATACCCAATAATATAGTTAAAATAAACAAAAAAAAAGAACCCTTAAAGGGTTCTTCTTCTATGCTGTTGCCGATTTGACGTTAGCCGATGTTAGATAAAAGAATTTTGCGGACTCTGAACTAATTTCATTAACTCTTACATCCTCGTTATAGGAATCGATGGAACATCCTCGGTAGGCTATTCATTACCTGTTATTCAACCAAGATCGCAAGTCTTGATCCGTCTTAGTAAAGACTGCTGTATATTTCTATACAGATTAGACTATATCTTCACCCTTAGCTGTTTCAAAGGGGCTCCCCATTTCCACCACCATAGGCTTGTGGTGTACGCCTTTCGGCTAGTCGTTGAACCTTACTCTTGATAAGAGTCTTGGCTTCTGATTGCCCTCATCTTTACATGTTAGGGGTTTCCAGAAATTAAAGGAGTTTGTACTACACATTACTGTGTAGAGTGGCAATAGCTTTAGTTTACCACTTCTTGGGAATAATTATCATAGAGGACAATATCCATAATATCCATTTGAAGTACTTCTTCTCCGAGTGCAGCGAATCCAAGCGAAGCGAGGTTTTCTTTTTTCATACGGAAACGTTCTACTGTCACGGTGCCTTCATACTTCAAATAAACGTGCTCTTGAGGCATAATAGACCCAATTTGATAAACCCCAGTAGTTCCAAAACTACGTTCAGCAGATAAGGATTGAGCTCGGGCAATCGGTACGTTTTTGATCATGAAGTACACAGTGTTAGCGGATTGAACGGTTTGATTGGTTACACTTGCCACATGTGTTCACTCCTGTCATTAATATATAGTTTTAAAGATAAGTGTATCGAGGGAAACCCCTCGATACATATAAGTCATTACGCTGTAAGGACATTATCCTTATAGGTAATGTAGCAGTTAATATAGTCAAGACCTTGAGCAGGTTGTACACTTAAATTAATTGTAGCGGTGTTACCAGTGATAATGACTTGTACATCATCAGGGTTATAGTCTACAATTAATCCTCCTGCTTTCTTTTGTTGGTCTAAGAACGACTCAACACGGTTCTTAAGGATAGAAGCAGAAGTGTTCATTAAGCGAGTACCAATAAACTCTTCGTCCAAGATTGTACGAAGTTCTGTTGTTAAGAAGTCAGAAGTTTCACCAAGACTGATTCTGTTTTGGACAGGATCAGAGATGTCATTGTAAGTTGTTGGGTCACTTACGACACGGAAGTAAGCATTTTGTCGTGTGCGAACAAATTCAACCATTACGGCTCCTGTACTGTTTAACTGATCGAGGTCATCTCCTGAGAATTTCTGATCAAGTGAGTCAATGTTAAGGTGCTTGTATGTAATCGGTTCTCCGATTGGTAAACCACTTGCTAGTCCACCAATAAGTCCTGCAAGCATATAAGATGGGAAACTTAACACTCTACCGTCTGCCATTGTACGGGTACCAGAGTTACCTACGACAGCAATACGATCATTTCTCATGCTTGCTTGAAGAGATTTAATAGCAGAAACTGTCATGTTGCTATCTCCACCAACAAACCCTCTCATTTGAGTTCCTGCTTTCGACTCATCAGAAAGGAACTGACTCAACTCACCTAATACTGCACTATCCGATGTAAGTGGGATAATATAGTACGCACCCAAATGTTGAATCGAGTCAAACATAGCCGACCAAGAAGTAGGGGGAGCAGAAGTTGTACCGCCTGTTAAGTTCGTCACAGGGAAATCAGCACTGAAGGCTTTAGTGAAGTCATTATCCACAGAGATATACTCGTCATTTTGCGTTTGGTTCAATAAGTCTGCTGCGATAGCTGTAACCGTAGCAGGAGCGGTTTTACAGTCTAAACCCGTCTGTGAATCGAGGTAAGTAGAAAGAATATTCTTATTCCCGCCAAGCTCATTCATAGATGCTGTAAAGTCTGTAAGGTTGTCAATGTCTGCGATAAGGGCATCCACATTAGCATATACACCTGTAGTAAGATCATAAGTCTTAACGACAGTAAGTGGAGCGGTTGTTCCTGTACTAAGTGTTAGAGTCTTAGCAAGTTTAGTGGTTGCGTCCACTGTAATATCAAGCGTTGCCAAAGTGTCAGTACCCGTATAGTTAACGGTAAAAATATTACCGATGTTATCGTATACTCGGTTATACTGATCAGGAGCGAAGAATACACTAAACCGTTTAGATTTTGTAGTTGCATTGTCTTCTAGTTCAACTTGAATACTGTTAGCAAGTGAACCATAAAGTTTAGATGTGATCGTTAGAGAGGTACTGGTAAATGTAGCTTGTGTAGCTGTATCAGTACGAATGGCAAAAATTTGACCTGCTCCCGGTTGATCTGGTGAAGGATTCCAAGCCATCTCAATTGCATCTAGTAACTGACCGCTACGAAAGATTGCCTTTGCTTGTGCAAAATTAGAGAGAGCTTGTGGCACATTTGGCACTCCACCGTCTGCGGAGCCTAAGAGCACGATTGGCTTTTCACTTAGAACGTTTTCAGTTCCTAGACCGTTGGAGTTCAAGAAAACTTGTGTCCGTGGTCGTTGTCTATTAAAACCATAAGATACATTAGTCATGAAGTGATTTCTTCCTTTCTATCTTAATTAATATCGAGATATTTCTTTAGTTCATTTATGAAAACCTGCTCGTCATATTGGTAGTGCTGACCTTTCATACGCATCTTAAACCCTGCAACCTGCATGTTACTCATTTTATAAAGCGGTTTAGCAGTTAAGAGGAAGGTATCAATATGAAGGTATTTTTTAGGTTTAGGTTTTGCAGGAGTAACCTCTTTTGGTTCTTTATTTTTTAACTCTTTTGAATTTTCTGAAATCTCTTCAGAAATTTTTTTCTTACTCTCGCTCATTTATCAATTAATCCTCCTTATTCAAACTCAGCATTTATGTTAATGGCATTGAGGACGGCATCTTGTAGAGCAACATCTAGGCTGTATGAAGTAGTATAAGATACAATGGTCTCTCTACCGTACAAAATTTCAGGAACACTATCTGCACCTGTTCCTTCATTTATTGGGACGATTTGCCCAAACTGAAGTTTTTGCAGTAGGAAATTGCGGTGCTCTTGTTGGTTATCTCGCATAAGAATGAAAATGGCTTTGATAATTAAATCCAAGCACCTTACGGTATCCATGTTGATAGAGACTGCGAGTACAGAGTAGTGTTCCTCGGCTGTAAAACCCTTTTTAAGTCCAATCTCTTTGCCCTCTGTTACGATGTAGTTAACATTAAAGGTCAGACCTACAAGGCTCGGATCATACTTAAAGAGAATCTGTTGACCATCAATATGAACGTTATCACTCTTAGCAAACTCAATACCCTCTACGTTGTTAAGACTCCCTACGGGTTGGGTCATTTCAAAGTAGCACTCTGTTAAATCAGATGTTGCTTGAATCGTTTGAGATTCTTTTACAACATCCCCTTCTTTAAAGTCGTAACCACCTTCAAGATACCCAAGACTAGGTTTAGACTCCGCACCCTCACGCAAGCCTATATAGATAGCTCCTTGCTGAGATTCTTTCGTTTGAGGTAAGGAATATACAATGGATATTTCCCTCGGCGTACTACCTGTATAGGTATTAATAAAATTCGTTGCTATACTAGGTTGTATCTCCTTTAATATTTCCTCTATAATATAGCGGTTCGATAGGATAATTTGCAATTTACTTTCGATTTCCTGCTGTAAGTAAGTATCAATACTTGGGATCATTTAGCCACCTCCTACATGTTTTTCATTTTCCAACGCATTAGTCGGTTCACATTACGCATAAAAGTCTTAGAGGAATCATCAGTATTTACCTTATCCCTATTCACAATCCAACTACTTGCAGGAGACTTGTCCGAGATTGTCCTATACGCAATATAGAGGCTTCTCCCGTTGCTTCCTGCTTGCTTAGTGATGTTGTTCGACTTTGGTTCATAATTTAACTCTGTGGCTCCTGAGACCCTTCTACGGTCATATAGATAATCTGATATAACAGTTCGAGAGGTGTTGGGCTCTACGGGGAACGCTCTTAGCTGGTCGTACATACGTCTTGACATGCTCTTTTTCTTTCTACGAATAGGGACAATGACGTACCACCCTGATCCGTCTTTCTTTTCTTTTCGATGGGAACTCGATTCAAAATAAGGTTTAAGGTCAATGACACCTAGTTTATTAAGTCGTTTTTCTGTGACCTGCAAATACTTAGGCATACGCTTGACCTTAACTTCTTCATCAGTGGGGTGAAATTGCTGAATAGCTTTCATACCAACATCGAGGGCACCTTGCACTAAGGCATCCCCGATGTTCTGCATAGACTTTGTAATTTGCGTCTTGCTTTGGAAGAGTTTTGGTCTTTTCGCTTTCATTAATGTAACTTCCCATCTCTAAAGAAACCGTTTAAGCCATCGATGTTCGGTGGACGTTTCGGGTCTACCATTGCACCGACATCAGCGTTGTCCGATCCAATTTCAAAGGCTTCCTTGTCAATAAAGATGTCTTCCCGTTTTAAAAGCAACTTCTGTGGGAGACTAATCAAGTTTCCTTGTTGGTCTTTTGTATAGCGGTGCTCTTTTAATAGGTCAGCAACCATGTATCGCAGAGTGGTCAGGATATTGATCGAGACATTCTGCCCTAGTAAGGATTGATTAGGGAAGAACAGATTGTTCTCACTGTCAAACCGATAATCTGTATCTTCGTTTAGTTCTTTATAGAGTGCGGTTGCAAACTCAATTTCATGAACGTCATAAACCATATAGAATCCTTGGTCGATGCGTCTCTGTGAGACATCGAAAATAAAGGACTGTGAGACAAGAGCATTAGGTACGGTTACTCTGTCCCTAAAGGCGATTCGTTCACTTCTATCAGGCGTACCAATAGCCGTACCTGAATCCATTAAACCGAGGTCACCGTTTACAATCCCCTTATCTTGAGATTGGATAACCATGTTTAGTTGCTTCACAGGTAAGAAAGCAATTCCTCTTCCATGACATCTAACACAGGATTGGTTTGGTTGCTGTGTGGCTCTGTTTCGGCAAGGACATAAATATGACTTCTCCCATAAAACAGGTAAAGACATGTGATCTATGTGCACATCCAGCATGTCGGTACGGACACCTGCGGAAGAGATTGAAGGGATTATCGCTGGGCGTTTACTATCCTGAGGGACTTGTGAACTTTTCTTTTGGAAGAGTGTTATCGCAGGTTTTGTGTAGAATCCTTCAATCATTGGAAGTACTAAATTATCATCAGCATAGATAGCTTGTTTAAGGCTTAACTCTAATGGGTCATTATTATATATCACTTCGTTTAGGGACAAAGTGATGGATGTTGTTGGCATATATATCACTTCTTCTAGGGGTAGGTTTACTGTTGCATCGTTATAAATATTTTGGGTAAGTTTTAGTAGTGTGTAGGTTCCTGTGTCAAAGAAAATATCTTGGTTAAGATGAAGTGGAATTTCCAACGACTGAAAGACCTGAATATCTATTGGTAAATCAAGGGTGTTCTGGTTATATATATTTGTTATAAGTGATAATGGTAAAGATTGATCCCGGTAAATAATCTCAGTTAACCCTAATGGATCGTTACCTTGTCGATACATTTTTTCTATGAGGTTTAGTTGCAAGGATGAGTTTTCGAAAAGAGCCTCTTCAAGACTTAAATGAAGGACATCCACTTTGTAGATTTTTTCTACAGTAGTTAAGGTGATCTCTGAAGGTTTGTAGATAAGCTCTTTCAGACTAAGTGCTGTGTTTGCTACTGAAAATATTTCTTCGTTTAATGGGAGTATAGTTGTGCTATCGTTATATACTTTTTCGACTAGGTTAAGAAGGGATGAGTTGTCAAAATAGATGGTTTCATGTAGAGTGACAATAGTATTTGACAGAGTGTACATCTCTTCTTTTAGGCTAAGTGTTGCAACTTCGCTACTATAGATAACCTCTACGAGAGCTAAGTCTGTGTTGCTATCCGCATAAATATCTTGGGTGGTTGACAGGACAATTGATCCTGCTGTCCCTCCATTCGTTGTAGCAAACGTTAAAGCGGTATTAGTCAACTCACCGCCTCCTAACTGTTAAAGGCTGTTTTAAAAAGCTAAGGTAATCGCATTTAATTCGTCAACTGTAGTTGCTGACTTAATTTGGTTCTCAAGTGTAATTCGTTGATTATAGAGACCCATTTCATACGCCTCTGCATCATTAACAAATTGAAGAAATTGTGCTCTAGTCATTGTGACGACTCCTGCGTTAACTGTACCGATTGTAACAGAAGTTTTTGTGGAATCCAGTGCAAGATAATTTGCCCATTTAGAGTAGTTCAATTGGTCTTGCGATTGGTAACCGTACTCAATTGCCGTCCCTGTTGCTGAAGAGGTGAATCCTTGTACGATTGTTGCTTTATACATATCCATTAGGCTAGTCAACATTGCTTCTTGGAGTAGGGTAAAAGAAAGAGGATCAGAGATGTCAACAAGTTCAATTTTACCTGTACTTGCATCATATACAGCCTTTTTCATTTCAGTTCACCGCCTTCAATGTCAGAATACATTCTACTATCTTCCATAAATTTCAACAACAGAATTATTAACAATACCGAAGTTGCTTACTATACCTTGTACCTTGAAATTTGTTAATGATTTCCAAATGTTATGATTTACGGTACTAGCTATAGCTGCTTGACTCCAAGTCCCATTAGTATTATTTCCCCATATTGTAGTTTGTGCAAAAGGAATGTCACCAAAAAGGGTGGACAATTCAGGAACGTATTTCCAACACATTTCCTGATAAAGTGTCATAGTTGATCTACCATCGGCACCTGTGTTTATCCAATCTGAAAAGTTTCCCTCATCACTGGTACCCACTAAGGATATATAAGACCAGCCCCCCCTGTCACGTTGACAGGATAGCTTAACGGTTATTTCTGTTACATTCTCCGAAAAGTTAATTTGGAAAGTTCCACTCAAAATTTCAAAGTGAAATTTAGTAACATCAATTTTCGTATTTGAGGAGCTAGGGTAGGAAGCTACTAACCCAGAGGAACCGCTCGTTGTCGATAGTTGAAACGTTGTGTCGTCTATAACATACGCATAATACCCAATAGTAGGGTTAATCTCCATAGGAAGGATACCGTTGGTAAATGAATGTATATTAAACGCAATTGCTACAAAACTCCCGATAGTTAATCCGAGTCCTGTGAGAGACTCTGTTGCTGTAAAAATACCTGTAGACAAGTTTAGAGCACTCATATGAATTTCAGTATTAAGTGTATGAACATATCTTGCTATAAGTTTTTCAGTCTTAATAGGGCTAGGATTAAATCGCAAGGTAACTCACTCCCTCACCATTTACAGAAGCATTTAAGTAAACAAGATTAGTATTGGAAATTTCAACCTCGATGCTGTCTCTCGCTTGTAGCTCGGCTCCATACACTGTAGAGGATACATTAGACCCTCCGAGATAAATGGAACCTGTGTTCGATTTTAGAGCAATGATGAGTACCTTACGGCAAGCTAGACTTGGAAGTTGAATAGCTGTTCCTGCTGTAGTTACCGTAGCAAGAGCCCCTGTTAAGGACTCGCTTCCTTGCTCCCATGTAGGTACACGATAGTCGTTTCCATCAGCCGTTTGCTTAACAGCCCCTGCATTTCCATTAGAGTCTGTCGGAAAAGTAAATGGCATTTACATCTCGCCCCTTATACTGCGTATTCTCGGAAATTTAATTTTAACTCTAAATCAGTTTTGTTCTGTGATCCTGCCACATTCGGGTTAGTGACTTTAACCCAAAACGCATGAGCAACCTTACTGTCTGTAATATCAGACATTGTAAGTTGTATGCCACCTGCTTCGTATGTACCTGCGACACCTGAATTATCGGGAGCTAATTGTACCCAAGATGTTTCATCCGTTGACATATCAGTATCAACAACATCAATAACAATATTCTTATATGTTTTTGTTGCATCATCGTTAGAAACAAAGACCTGAGTAGCTACTGCTTCTCCTGTATTAGCATGTTCAGTAGTTAGCGTAGTAATCTTAGTGGTTAAAGCTGAATCAGAATAAAAAGCTAATGCCATTTAAAGACACTCCTTATGTAATTAAATTTTTAAATAATACCCATATTTGTTCCGTAGTAGGAGCGTAGTCCCGAGTAAAGAGCCTGTATGTCTTGGTTAAGTTGAAGAATATCCGCACTTGCTCCCCCGTACATGGCACTTTGAGTAGAATCGATAGACTGAGAAAAACCATCGACACTGATAGTCATGTTAGCGATCCCTGCACCAATAATTAAACGTCCCCATTGTTCAAAGACATCACGAAGGGCGATCTTAATAATCATGTTCCATAAGTCGGGGTGCATTTCAAGCGTCTCTGTGACACCTGATCGACTAGGAGGTAACATCCCCGCAACATACTCTAAGTGGAACATTTGCGGTGCGAAACTGTTTCCTGTCATATAAGGCACTCCTGCTATCATTGGGTACCCTGAGTAGGCTGAAGCAAGGTTCAAAGCTCCTTGTTCTCCTGCGAGCATATAAGACGGTAACATCTCCATGTTGCCACTAAGGTTATATACTCTCCACCACTTAGGCGGGTAGTCAAAAACAAGCGAACTTCCATACTCTAACCGAATAGCCTCTACCTGTAAGACAGGTCTACGGAAAGCATGTATGTACATATAGCTGTTAAAGTCATTTCTATAGTAGTCATGATGTTCCGTAAGAATTCTAGGTAGAATTACGATGTCTAACATTTTCTCTGCTTGTGCTACCGCAGACTCAATCTTGGACTGGTAAAACGCATCAGGAAGATGCTCTCCTGTACGAGGGTCAGTAATATCTATACCAAAATGATTAATCTTGACAGCTTCAGGAGTAAGCCCGTAGGAGTCAAGAGTATAGTTGTTAATAGTGGTTATATCGATATTCTGAGGGTTATTGTGTTGATACTGACTGTCAGTCATGATCGTTAACCCCTTCTTTTGAATTATTTGTCATTCTTTGTTGCTTTTTTAGCTTTTGCTTTTGGTGCAGGTTCGGTTTCAGTTATTTTTTCTTCACCTTTTGTTTCAGTATCAGGTGCTTTATCAGCTTTGTAGTCAAAGCCTGTTAGTTTACCAAGTTCTGCTTGCTGTTCCTGAGTAAGATCGTTGCATTTACCTTCTTGGTCAAAAGAGATGTCACCATAGGCGGTTGCTACGTTTCTGTTGGCTAGTTGTTCATTTATTAACATCGAATCGCTCCTTTAATAAAAAAGGGAACAGATTTTTACTCTGTTCCCTATTCTTTTTTATCTATTCAATTTTATTATACTATAACCTTCGTTCTAACCTTTTCGATTAGCCAGCAAAAGTAATATCGGCTGCGAGTGCAGGGATGTACTTAACGTTCTTCAGACGAACCCATTTCTTAGGTGCGTAGAGAGCAAGTGCTCCGTACCAAAGGACGGTC